CCTCTGGGGCAAGTCGACCTATGTCTCCGAAGGGCCGTTGGAACAGGCGATCTGTGTGCAGGTCGAGCGCGGCTCGAACATGCGGCAGGTCAGCCAGAACCTTGAGGAGCAGGGCGCGGTTTCTTCGCCCGCGATCTTTCGCATGGGCGCGGATTACGAGGAGAAATCGAGCAGCCTGAAGGCGGGCAGCTTTCTTGTTCAGCCCGGCACGTCGATGCAGGGGATCGTGGATATCGTGACCCAAGGCGGGGCCAGCACCTGCGGTACTGAGGTAGTCTATCGCATCGGGGTGAACCGGGTGAGCGTGCAGGTCCGTGAGTTGGACCCGGTCACCAGCCGGTTCGTCGAACGCGCGGAATTCACTCCGGGTGAGGAAGAAGCTCCCGAAGCCTATACCGAAATCTCGAGTGCGAATGACACGCGGTTCCGTGTGGCATTGGCCGAAGGGGTGACCAGCTGGCAGGTTGTCGAAGCGCTCAAGCAGGTCGAGCAATTGACCGGCGAGGTTGCGGAGCTTCCAGCAGAGGGCAGCCTCGCGCCCGATAGCTATGAGGTGCGTCCGGGCGACGACCGGGCCGAGGTGATTGCACGGATGGCAGCGGCGCAGGAGGTGCTCTTGGCCGAAGCCTTTGAAGCGCGCGACCCCGATCTGCCGATCGAGACGCCCGAGGACCTGCTGATCCTTGCGTCGATCATCGAAAAGGAAACCGGTGTCGCCGCCGAACGTGAGCAGGTGGCGAGCGTTTTCGTGAACCGTTTGAACCAAGGGATGCGGCTTCAGACCGACCCCACGGTGATCTACGGGGTGACCGAGGGCAAGGGCGTGCTGGGCCGCGGGCTGCGCCGTTCGGAACTGCGGGCAGAGACGCCGTGGAACACCTATGTGATCGACGGTCTGCCGCCCACGCCCATCGCCAACCCGGGCCGGGCGAGCCTGATGGCCGCAGCGCAACCGGCGGAGACGGACTACGTCTTTTTCGTGGCGGATGGCACCGGGGGGCACGCTTTTGCGGAAACCTTGGACGAGCATAACCGCAACGTGGCGCGCTGGCGTCAGATCGAGGCGGAGCGCGGCGCGGAAGCGGCGGGGAATGCCTCAACGGGCGGAAACTGAGACCACTGAAAACCCCGCTGGAGACAGCGGGGTTCTTATTTGCGCGGAGAGCTTGCCGCGCGGCGCTGTAAGGTCTTGTTAACACAGTTTTTCTTGACTTTACGCACGGTCTGACGTAGGACTTGTGGCACGCTAGAGGACATGGGCGAACGGCCCCGGGGTGACCCGGTGGTCGTTTTTTTGTGTCTGCTCGGTTGGGGATAACCAACAAGAGGTAAAGCGATGACGATCATTACCCCGGAGCAAGAGACGGAAGACAGCGCGGAAATCCTGCGCGGTCTTCAAGAAGCTATCGGCGCGCTGCGTCGGGAAATCGAAGGTCTGACGGAACAGACCCGGTCCGGGGGGGAACTCAAGGAAACTGCGGTGTCTGGCAAAACGTCCAAAGTGGCGGGACTGCTGGCGCATTGCCTGAAAGCGGAGAACACGCTGAATGACTGTCGAAACCGACAAGCTGGAATCGCGCGCGGGGGCTATGCCCTCGACATGGACAAAGCGCGGGCTGACATCGGGTGCAAGCTGGATCGCCTGCGCCGATGCTCAGACCCAAGCGCAGTTTCTGAATGAACTCGGTGAGGGAGAGCTTCTGGCTCTCCCTTTTTTGTTTGAGTTCTGGGCGCTTGACCACCAACTGCCGCCCGAGGGCGATTGGCGGACATGGGTGATCATGGGCGGGCGCGGAGGGGGCAAGACGCGGGCCGGGGCCGAATGGATGCGCAGCAAGGTTGAGGGGAGCCGACCGCTTGACCCCGGCGCGTGCAGTCGCGTGGCGCTGGTGGGCGAGACGATCGAGCAGGTGCGCGAGGTGATGATCTTTGGCGACAGCGGCATTCTGGCCTGTAGCCCGCCGGATCGGCGGCCCGATTGGGAGGCGACGCGCAAGCGGTTGGTCTGGCCGAATGGGGCGATTGCCACGGTGCATACGGCGCATGACCCCGAAGGGCTGCGCGGGCCGCAGTTCGATGCAGCTTGGGTGGATGAATTAGCGAAGTGGAAGCGCGGGCAAGAGGCTTGGGATCAGTTGCAGTTTGCGCTGCGTTTGGGGGAGCGGCCTCAGGTCTGCGTGACGACGACACCGCGCAATGTGGATGTGTTGAAGGCGCTTTTGGCCGCGCCTTCAACGGTGACGACCCATGCGCCGACGGAGGCGAATGCGGCCAATCTGGCGGGGTCGTTCCTTGAAGAGGTGCGGGCGCGCTATCGCGGGACGCGGTTGGGGCGGCAGGAGTTGGATGGGGTTTTGCTGGCGGATGCAGAGGGGGCGCTGTGGACCTCGGCTTTGCTGGAGGCGGGGCGCTTGCAGAGGCCGCCCGCGCTCGATCGGATCGTCGTGGGGCTGGACCCGGCGACGACCAGCGGGGCGGGGTCGGATGAGTGCGGCATCCTGGTGGTCGGGGCGCAGACCAAGGGGCCGCCGCAGGATTGGCGGGCGGTGGTGCTCGCTGATTGCACGGTGCAGGGGGCCACGCCCAATGGATGGGCGCAGGCGGCGATTGCGGCGATGACGCGCTACGGAGCGGATCGGTTGGTGGCGGAGGTAAATCAGGGCGGGCAGTTGGTGGCCGAGGTCTTGCGACAGGTCGATCCGCTGGTCTCGCTCAAAACCGTTCATGCGGCGCGGGGCAAGGTGGCGCGGGCGGAGCCAGTGGCCGCGCTTTATGAGCAGGGGCGGGTGAGCCATTTGCCGGGGCTTGATGCGCTGGAGGATCAGATGTGTCTGATGACGGCGCGGGGGTACGAGGGCAAGGGCAGCCCGGACCGCGTCGATGCGCTGGTCTGGGCGCTGCATGAGCTGATGATCGAACCTGCCGCGCAGTGGCGCAGCCCGGGGGTGCGCAGCCTGTGAGCGGGCTGTTGCGCGGGGCAGCGCACGGTGGGTTTCTCCAGCGTTAAGGGATTTCAGGGAAAGTCTGACAACGCCGGGCAATGCGGGGCAGGTCTTCGCCGCCGGGGCCGGGCAGAATAAGGAGCGACGACATGGTATTCGATTTTCTACGGCGTGGCGCGGCAGGTGAGACGGCGGAGTGCAAAGCATCCGCCACGGGGCCGGTCGTCGCCTATCAGACCTCGGGCCGTGTCGCTTGGAGCCCCCGCGATAGCGTGAGCCTGACGCGTGCCGGGTTCTGCGGCAATCCAGTGGGGTTCCGCTCGGTCAAGCTGATCGCCGAGGCTGCGGCAGCGCTGCCGCTGGTCGTGCAGGACAGCGCGCGGCGCTATGACGAACACCCGCTGATCGCGCTGATGCGCCGTCCGAATGCGGGCCAAGGCCGGGCGGAGATGCTTGAGGCGCTGTATGGGCAGATGCTTTTGAGCGGCGATGGCTATGTCGAATCCGTGGGCGGTGAGAGCGGTTTGCCGGTAGAACTGCATGTACTGCGCTCGGACCGGATGAGCGTGGTGCCGGGGGCGGATGGCTGGCCTGTAGCCTATGAATATGCGGTGGGCGGGCGCAAGCATCGTTTTGATGCGAGCGGTGCGGCGACGCCGGTTTGTCATATCCGCAACTTTCATCCGCAGGACGATCACTACGGGTTCAGCCCCATGCAGGCGGCGGCCATGGCAATGGATGTGCATAATGCGGCGAGCCGTTGGTCGAAGGCATTGTTGGACAATGCCGCGCGGCCCTCTGGTGCGATCGTCTATCGCGGCGCCGAGGGGCAGGGCAAGCTGAGCGAGGATCAGTATGACCGGCTGGTGAGCGAGATGGAGAGCCATCACCAAGGCGCGCGCAATGCCGGGCGGCCGATGTTGCTGGAGGGCGGGCTCGACTGGAAGCCGATGGGTTTTTCGCCCTCGGATATGGAGTTTCAGAAAACAAAGGAGAGTGCGGCGCGGGAGATCGCGCTCGCCTTTGGGGTGCCGCCGATGCTGATCGGGGTGCAGGGCGATGCCACCTACGCGAATTATCAGGAGGCGCATCGGGCGTTCTATCGTCTGACGGTGCTGCCTTTGGCGACACGGGTGACGGCGGCGCTGGCGGAGTGGTTAAGCGGGTATCTGGGGGCGGCGGTGAGTTTGAAGCCGGACCTTGACCAAGTGCCTGCATTGGCGGCGGAGCGTGATGCGCAATGGGCGCGGGTGTCTGCGGCGGCGTTTCTGAGCGATGCGGAAAAACGCAGCCTGTTGGGGCTTCCGGCGGAGGCCGATGATGCCTGAGCTGCGTGAGATCGAGCGCTTCGAATGCGCGCCGGGGTTGCGGCTTCAGGCGCATGAGACGCTCAGCGCGGTGCATCGCGAGAACATGCAAAAGCGGCTCGACCGGATCGAGCAGATGATGGAGCGGTTGGAACGGCGGCTGTGGCTGACGGTCTACGGCGTGGTGGCGGTGATCTTGGCGCAGGCGGTGGAATCCTTTCTGGCGGTGGCGCCATAGCGGGCTGAACGAGGGAAAATACGATGACTTATCAATTGGATGCCTCCGGCGGCTGGTCGGAGAACGGGGAAGCTGTGCCTGCGGGCGGCGGGTTGGAGCATAAGTTCGCCCGGTTTGGCACGGTGTCACAGGTGGATGGCGGGCTGGAGATCAGCGGCTATGCGAGCCTCTTTGGCGCGGTGGATCAAGGGGGCGACGTGGTGGAAGCCGGTGCCTATGCGGTGAGCCTTGCGGCGGTCGCGAAGGCGGGGCGCAGCGTCAAGATGCTGTGGCAGCACGATCCCGCCCAGCCCATCGGCGTTTGGGACGAGGTGCGCGAGGATGGCCGGGGGCTTTGGGTCAAGGGGCGCATCCTTTGCACTGTGGCTAAGGGCCGGGAGGCGGCGGCGCTGATCGAGGCGGGGGCCATCGACGGGCTCAGTATCGGCTACCGCACTGTTAAGGCGGGCAAGACCACCAAGGGGCAGCGGCTGCTCTCGGAGCTGGAGCTTTGGGAGGTGTCTTTGGTGACCTTTCCGATGCTGCCTTCGGCGCGGGTCGGGGCGAAGGGGGAGTTCAGGGCCGTGGGCCATGTGCTGCGCGAGATGGCGGCGGCCTTTGATGCCGCGCGGGCCGAGATGGTGCGGGGCTGAGCCTGAGTTTGACTGAGCAGATCGAAGGAAAAGCGATGACCAAGAATGAGATGAGCACAAAGGCGGGCAAAGACCTGTCTCCGGCGGAGGAAGTGCGGCAGGCCGTGAGCGGTTTTGTCAGTGACTTCAATGGCTTTCGGGCCGAGATCAATACGAAACTTCAACAATCAGAAGAGCGAATTGCCATGATGGACCGCAAGATGACCCTGCCTGCCCGCAGCCCTTTGGGGAGCGCGATCGATCACGATGCGCCGCACAAGAAAGCCTTTGACGCCTATCTGCGCAACGGCGATGACGACGGACTGCGGGGGCTGGAACTGGACGGCAAATCGATGTCGACGGCGGTCAATTCGGACGGCGGCTATCTGGTGGATCCGCAAACCGCCGACCGGGTGCAATCTGTGTTGAATGCTGGCGCGTCGATCCGCGCGATTGCCTCGGTGGTGCAGGTGGAGGCCACGTCTTATGACGTGCTGGTCGATCACGCCGATGTGGGCGCTGGTTGGGCGACCGAGAGCGGCGCGCAGGCCGAGACGGACACGCCCCAGATCGACCGGATCACCGTGCCGCTGCATGAGCTGAGCGCGCTGCCCAAGGCGAGCCAACGTCTGCTAGATGACAGTGCCTTTGATATCGAAGGTTGGCTGGCGGGGCGTATCGCCGATAAATTTGCACGGGCCGAAGCGGCGGCCTTTGTCAGCGGTGACGGCATCGACAAGCCTACCGGTTTTCTGAGCCACCCTGCGGTGGACAACGACATCTGGACCTGGGGCAATCTGGGTTATGTCCCCAGCGGCACCAATGCCAACCCCGAAGCCGATGCGATTATCGAATTGGTGTACGCCCTTGGAGCGGCCTACCGCAAGAACGCGGTCTTCGTGATGAACTCCAAGACCACGGCCAAGGTGCGCAAGTTGAAAGATACCGATGGGCGGTTCTTGTGGTCCGACGGGTTGGCGGCGGGGGAGCCTGCGCGGCTCATGGGCTATCCGGTGCTGGTGGCCGAGGACATGCCCGATCCGGCGACCGATGCGATGGCCATCGCCTTTGGCGACTTTTCGGCAGGCTACACCGTGGCCGAGCGCCCCGATCTGCGGATCCTGCGCGACCCGTTCAGCGCCAAGCCGCATGTGCTGTTCTATGCCACCAAACGTGTCGGCGGCGACGTGAGCGATTTCGCGGCGATCAAGCTGATGAAATTCGGCCTGGCGTAAGCCGGTGCCGAAGCCGGGGCCGGGGCAACTTGGCCCCGGTCCGGACGTGCGCCTGCGAGGTTGCGTTGTCTAGCTGCTCCCCTCCGACCGAGCAATGCAACCGGTGCGCGTCCGGGAATAACCGCATGGCCCCAAGGGGCGCGGGAGCGATTTTTGGAGACGTTCGATGATGTTGATCGAAGAGACAAATGTGCCGGATGCGGTCTTGCCGGTTGAGGCCTTCAGAATGCATCTGCGCCTTGGCACCGGCTTTGCGCAGGACGGCCTTCAAGACCCGGTATTGCGCAGCTTCCTGCGCGCGGCGATGGCGGCGGTGGAGGCGCGAACGGGCAAGGTGTTGATCATTCGGCGGTTTGCCCTGTCGCTGACCTTTTGGCGCGATGCGGCGGCGCAGGTCTTGCCCGTGGCCCCGGTGCAAGAGATCGCGCGGGTGGCGCTTGTGGCGCGGGACGGGGTGGAGACGGCGGTGGACCCCGAGCGCTATTGGCTGGAGCGCGATGCGCAAGCGCCGCGTCTTCGGGCCAGCACCGGCGCCCTGCCGCGCATCCCAAGCGCGGGGGCCGCGCTAATCAGTTTCGACGCGGGCATGGCCGCCGATTGGGGCGGGTTGCCGGATGATTTGGCCCAAGCGGTGATGCTGCTTGCCGCGCATTACTATGAATACCGCGACGACACGGCGCTTGGTGAAGGGTGCATGCCTTTTGGTGTCAGCAGCCTGATCGAACGCTACCGCCGGGTGCGCCTCGGCTTTGGGGGGACGGCATGAGCCGCCCGCAGTTGAACCGGCCCCTTGTATTGGAAGCGCCGCAGCGCGTGAGCGATGGCGCGGGGGGGCATCGCGAGGTCTGGCAGCCCTTGGGCACTCTCTGGACCGATGTGCGCGCGCGGACGGGGCGGGAGACTGCGCAGGGCGGGGTGGCCGTCAGCCGGATGGGGGTCAAGATCACAGTGCGTGCGGCGCCGGAAGGTGCCCCGCAGCGACCAACCCCCGAGCAGCGGTTTCGCGAGGGCACGCGGGTCTTCGTGATCCGGGCCGTGGCCGAGAGCGATGCGGGCGGGCGCTATCTGATCTGCTTTGCCGATGAGGAGGTGGCGGTATGACCTATGCGCTTTCAGGGGCATTGCAGGCGGCGGTTTATGACCTGTTGCAGAGCGATCCGGGCCTCACCGCGCTGATCGGTGACGCGGTCTTTGACGCGGTGCCGGGGGGGAGCCTGCCAGAGACCTATGTGCTCTTGGGCCAAGAGGTGGCGAAGGACCTGTCGGACCCGCAGGGCGCGGGGGCGGAGCATCGCCTGACCCTGTCGGTAGTCACCAGCGCGCCGGGGTTCAGCACGGCGAAGGGCTGCGCGGCGGTGATCTCAGACCTGCTGCATGGGGCGGAGCCGGCGCTCAGCCGGGGGCGCGTGGTGGATATGGCCTTTCTCAAAGCGACGGCGCGACGGATCGACGGGGCCTCTGCCCGGCGGATCGACCTGCAATTCCGCGCCCGGGTCGCGGACGCATAAGACTTTAGATTTCAGATTGGTGCGAGGAGACAGTGATGGCAGTTCAAGCGGGCAAGGACCTTTTGGTCAAAGTGGATATGACCAGCGATGGGCAGTTCGAGACGATTGCCGGGCTCAGGGCCAAACGGGTGAGTTTCAACGCCGAAACGGTGGATGTGACCTCGCTCGATTCAAGCGGCGGTTGGCGGGAATTGCTGGCGGGTGCCGGTGTCCGCTCGGCCGCGATCAGCGGGTCGGGGGTGTTTCGCGATGCGGGCACGGATGAACGGGCGCGGCAGTTGTTTTTCAACGGGCTGACGCCGGATTTTCAGGTGATCATTCCGGATTTCGGCGTGGTGCAGGGGCCGTTTCAGGTCTCCGCTCTGGAATACGCGGGGTCGCTGAATGGGGAGGCCACCTTTGAGCTTAGCCTGCAATCGGCGGGGGAGCTGATCTTTACCCCTGATGTGGTAGTGTGAGCATGACCAACCCGTGGCGCGGCGAGGTGAGCCTCGTGATTGATGGCGAACGTCATGAGGCGCGGCTGACCCTCGGGGCCTTGGCCGAGTTGGAGGCCGCGTTGCAGGCCGACAGCCTTGTGGCCCTGGTAGAGCGGTTTGAAAGCAATCGTTTTTCGAGCCGCGATGTCTTGGCCCTGTTGCTCGCCGGGCTGCGCGGAGGCGGGGCGGAGATGGATGCCGCAACGCTTGAGCACGCGCAGATCGAGGGCGGGCCGATGGCGGCGGCGCGGGCGGCGGCGGAATTGCTGGCGCGGGCCTTTACGGTGCAGGCGTGAGCGCGGCAAGCGGCTTTGACTGGCCCGCGTTGCTGCGGGTGGGGCTGTCGCGATTGGGGCTGCCGCCGGATCAATTCTG